TCTGTTGGGTGATATCTCAATTGGTTTTCCTGCGAATTGCATTGATCTCATTGATGGGAGAACTTGTTTCTTGTAAACATACATGTAGTTCTCACGGATTTCTTTTTCTAATTGGGGATACGTTTTGATGTGCATCTCCATGTTTCTTGTTACTAGCTCTTGCCAAGTCTCTCTTCTTTTCAATTCTGGAATATACTTTGCGTATTTCATATACACTGTAATGTCCGATAGGATTCGATTTGAAATGTCCATGTTTTTTTCTAATTTGTTTTAAAATGAAATTTATTAAAAAATCGGGGATTTTAAATGATAAATATAAACCATACTACCATTAGTCCCAATTTTTAATAAAAAATTCGTTGTTTTTTTAAAGTTTTTTTTCAAAGTAGGAGATATTTAAATCGTCTTACCTTGTTCTCTTTGTTTTCTTTTTTCAAGGAGTTCTTTAACTCTATCACTCTTCTTTTGTTCCTGTTGTCCTTCGAACCCTAAGAAGGTTACAGAAGACTCAGTATCAATTTCCAATAGTTCGTTATTGAACTTACAGTTCTCAAATACAACACCATCCTTACCAATTCTTGATTTAGTAATTGCAATGGTTGCCAAATTTAATTCCTTCTGTTGTAGTGTTTTTGCCACGGAGATGATTACGTGTCCAACTTGTGCTTTCTTGATTGATCCACCCATTTGGTCTGTAGTCACAACCTCAGATGAGATTGAAGATCTATTACCTTGTGTGGCTGTCCATCCGACAAGTCCAAGTTCATGACACATGGCTTCAAAATGTCTCATGACCGATCCTTCACTCTTCCATTCATCGCCATATGCCTTTTCGGGCATTACGCAATCAATGTAATCCAAAACAACTAAGTCTAACTTATTACCATCAGCAATCATTTTTCTTAATTGATTTTTGATTTGTAACATCGTTAATGAATCAGAAGGTAATTTTTTTAGAACTAACTTATTCTTCATTGAATTTTGAATTTCGTGAATTTTTTCAAAGACTTTTTCTTTGTGTAAAACCAAATTATCTGGTTCAATTCCCGTCCACATTGTGAAGTGTTTTCTTTGAATGATCTTTGGATTGTCTTCAAAAAATATTTGAAGTACATTGAATCCCATGTTAAATGCAGTATTAGCAATCTTACTTAAGATGGTAGTTTTACCAACACCTGTTGGTGCTAATATAACTCCAATCTCACCTTTAGCTAACCCACCCTTAAGTAGATTATCAATTCCCTTAATACCAATAGGTATTGGGGATCTAAAGTCATCATCTAATACAACTTCCAAGTTGGCAAATACATCACCCGTCCCAAGGTCTCTTTCCCCAACTTGAATTGCTTCTCTAACAAGTTCTTCAACTTTATCATAAGATTCAAAGTCACCTTCATCAATAATCTTTTGGGCTTTTTTCATAGCCTTTTGAAGTTCTTGTTGTTTACAAAACTTTAAGGCCTTCTCTTGAACAAAGACACTTCCGTCAAACGGAGCATCTTTAATTTGTTTAAGAGTATCTAACACAATCTTAACTACCAACTCCTGTGATATTTCAGACTTTGCTATTTGCTCAAGTGTATCAAACGTTGGTGTAGCTTGGTATTTTTGATAGTATTCTTTAGTCATCTGAGCGATGATCTTAAAATACTTGTTGTCAAAATATGAAGTTTCCAAAACATCCATGATGGTGGTTGAAAACTCTTTATCTACAATAATTTGGTTTAACAATTGAACCTGGAATGTATTTCCTAAATAGTCAAAATTTTTCTGCATAATATCTCTGTCCCCCCTTGAATTTATAAATAGTTGTTACACCAACTCGATTCCACAATATTCGTGATTTAAATCGTATTTTGAAAAAATGTCAGTTAGATTTGAAAGGATATCTTTCAAATATGGTCTTACGTCCACTGTATAACGAACTTTTGGTGGATATAATTTTCCGTCAAAAATTCTATGACAAATTGTCTCATCTCCAATCTTCACATAAAGGTGAAAATTCTCAGGTCCGTCAGTAAATGACGTGTTCATTACATTTGCATCATACGCAATTGCATCTTTGTTGTCCAACATGTAAACAACAGTTTTCATCCTTAGATAATTGTGGAGTACCTCTTTTACAGTATACATGTACTCATACAAATCCGTAGATACTCTCGCCTTAGGATTATATCCTCTGACGTTGAAGAATCTTTGAACAACAATGTTTTCATTGAGTGTTAACAAAAATTCCATCTTTACTTGATCTTGATCTCTCATTTGATTTAGTTTTTAATTTTTCTTTTTTCTTTTCTTGTAAGTTTCATAAACGGTTTCAAAAAATTTACCCAAGCTTCATCATTCTTAGGTAAGTACTTGAATAACCCATCCTCCATCATGTACTTCATTAAGTTCTTATAACCTCGGTCTGTGGGATCCAAAGTTTCACGGTAGATAGTTTCAACCAACTCTTTTCCTTCATCAGTTATGAGTGGTTTACTAAGGTCTACTATCGTTTGGTTTATTTGGTAGTATTGTTCTCCAAGTATACCGCTTTTTGTTTTACCAGTCAAAATATTTGATAATACTTTTATAGGTTTTTCCTGCGGGATATTTCGAGCAATATCCATTATTTCCTCGATAGTGCAGGATTTTTCCTGCACCAAAGGAAAGAATTTTACAAATGTTTTTTCACCAAGTGATTGTATTCCATCAATATTATCTGACTTATCACCCATGAATACTTTACAGACAAGTACATTTTGGTGCGGGACTTCAATATCTTTAAACTTGATCTTATCCCCAAACTTGTAGATTGATTTATGTATCGGTGAATATATCGATACATTGGGGGATATCAGTTGTGTTAAATCTTTATCCGATGAAAATATGATTATTGTTTCATCGTTCGCCATTCCACAATAATAAGCAATTAAATCATCCGCCTCATTATTGTCTATTTCAACCTGTCTAACAAATACCTCTTCGAGATATTGTTTAACTCTATTCTTTTGTTCTGAATAAGATTCGTATTTAGACTCATCCATACTGAATCTACGATTTGCCTTATACTGAGGATAAATTAATTTTCGGGCAGATGAGTTCGATTCCCCATCCCAAAAGACAACCACCTTGTCTAAGTTATACTCCTCCAAAAATCGACGCAATGTGTTTATGAAGTGATATACCCCACCCACATGTGAACCGTCGTTAAAGAGATCCTTAGCCCCGTGAAAACCAATTTTGAAAAGGTTATCACCATCCACCAATAAAGTTTTAGACACATGTCTTATTTAAACGTTAACAAATATATTACTCACTAATGTCATCAGTGGTTTCTTCCAAAGTAATCTCACCAGTTCCTGATAAGATACCATTCCAATATTGAGAATACTCTTTCTTATAAGCTTCTAACGCTTCTTTAGTATCTTCGATATATCCTTGAGGTACAGCAATTAACTTACCGTCATTGTATCCTAAACCATTTACGTGGTTCTTCAAGATTGAAATCTTAGTTCTGATTGCATATCTTACAGTTCTACTATTCTTAGTTGCTGTGATGTGGTTAATACCAGCACTTGCTTGGTTACCAAATAAGAACACTAATGAAGACGCTAACCATAAAGCCTCACCACCTTTCGCCTTAATTGTCGGTTGTCCAAATGGATTGTCAGGAAGAGCCACCCATGGCTGATTTACAACAACCAAAGTGTTATAGTAAGCATAATCTTCTTTCTTTGATTTAGAAATTCTTGAGTGAACTCCCATACCAATCTTGTCGGCAAGTGTTGCCGCATTATGTTGTTTACCACCTTTACCATCGAAGGTCATCTTACAAGGAATTGAACCTACTGAATCCCAAAGGAATAAAATTGATTGTTGAATCTCTCCTTTCTCTTGAGCATCCAATACTTCATTAATGAAATCGGTAACTTGTTCGATATAATCAAACCCATCATTGAAGATGAAGTCACCGTCCCACTCTCCGTCGGAGTTCTTCTTTGCATCCAAACCTAACTCA